TAATGTGGATATATTAAGATCGTCAAATTTCATTACATCGGAGAGTATACTACTTTACCATTCTCTTTGCTAGCTCTTAGGTATTGTTTTCTATTACCAGCATCGTTGTAACTGCAATGTACCCACCCTGAGTTAGGATCATTAGGGTTCCAAAATTCTAATATACATTGATCGTAATCAAGATTTTGAACTATCCAATCACTTAATTCTTTATTATGTATACCAAATATTTCAAAGTCAGCTGCTTGACCTTTAGTATGTTGACTCTTAGAAGATGATCCAATTGCTTCACAAAGCGCTGCTGATCTAAATCCAGATGAAATAGATACTGGAATTTTAAAATGATTTCTAAATGGTTGTAATATATTTTTACAAAGTAAAATTAAATTTGTTATATGTTATCTTCAGGAGTATTTTCTATTCCAAGACGAATTGCTTCTTGAGACTTTGTTAATTCATCTAATGTAAAATTTTCACTTAGTTTCATTTCTTAATTTATTTATAACCTCTATTACGTGTTTCTCATATTCTTTGTTTGTAGAAAAATTATCTAAAGTTTTAGCCATAGCGATAGGATCTCTATTGACTGTAATTTCTCTAACTCTTCTAAATTCTGCATACACTCTTTTTGTATTTAGAATTTCAATGTAATACTTAACAGATTCGCATTTACTTTTAAAGACCCTGACCCTCCAATCTATTGAATCAGGTTGTCTATAAGGCAACATTCCCTCTTTTGACCATACTCTTATGCCAAAAAGATTGTGTCCTTCACGTGCAAATCGTGATCTACCATAGTCACTTTCAACAATAGCCTGAGCTACTATTAGTTCTGTGTTTATTCTTTGTCTTCTTGGGATGTCAAAATTTAGGTAATTTATGCAGTTTTTAAGGGAGGATATGAATTCTTTGTCGTTTGAGTACTCAAACCTAGGAGGTCCAAATCCTAGTTGTTTGGCCCAGGCGACTGTTTCACTCTGAGTCTTCTTCTTGGCGACTGGATTTGGGAAAAATGTACCTAATACAAACGCTAGTAGAGCTACTATCAAATATTTTATTATTATATTCTTGATTGTCATAACATTTACATTGATTTGAGAGGCAGCATCCAACTGCGAGGTTGTTAATACAATTAATCTTGCTTAACTTCTTTGATTCGTTTAACGCCATGTTTATCTACTTCTACAACGGCTTTTACTTCTTTGCAACTCCATGAAGTAACATTAGGGTTACCATCACGTTCTACTTTTCTTTTTTGTTCTAAACAATCTGCAATATTAGCTTTAGGAGAATATCCTTCTAACTTACCATTCATATACATTAATAATGCAAATACTGCTTCAATCATTATTTACCTCTTACGGTATCTAATTCTTTTTCTAATTTATCTACTTTCTTTTCTAATTGAGCTATTAATACTTTTGTGTGAACGTTTTCTTCTAATTGTTTAGAATGTTTATCTATTGTTTTAGCTTGATATTCAATTAACATAAACATCTCTTGGTTTTTAGGAGTTTGATCAGCTTTTTTTAAAAGATCTTGAGCCATTAACTTTTCATTTGTCTCTAATCTATTTAATCTTTCAACAATACCAAAATACGTCCATACTGCTACAACAACAGCAGATACAATAGCTATTATATTTTTAACAGGTAAAGATACCTGTGTTTGATCACTTAATTTAAATTCACTGCTCATTTTTTATCCTCCACTTGATAAAACATATTATCAGAATCTTCTGTTACCCAATCTTTGTTTTCCACATTCCATTTAGAAGTTTGGACTTTATAATCTGGCCAATGTGTAGAAGTAGTAAAACTAGGCACGTTCCACAAAATACGATTATTAGGCTGAATTGCGTAATTACCGTTATCAAGAGCCAAAACATGCCCGCACTTGTGTTCGTGAGGTATTTCAGAATGTTCTGTATCCAGTATATTACTATCTGGATGCGCCCAGTCAATAGTAAATAAATATTCGCCATGAATAAATTTCTTTGATTTACTTAAGTATTTGCATTTCTGTCCTACTAAAAAATCAAAAACAGTAACACTAGGATAATAACTAAATGAATTCCATAACTGAAGATCGTCGAGATCTTGATGTTCCATCGATGTGCTATGCAAAGTATTGCCGCTTCTTCTTTGAACAAAAGCAGAGATAGGAAGTCTCCAATAGATCGCACCGTTGCTAAGTAAACAATGAAACAACGTTGCACGCCCGCTAATACTCCCCAAAGCAAATACCACGCAGTCTTCAGTTTCTCCTTGATGTTCGCGTAAGTCATATAAATATTCTCTCCTTATTTTACAATAAATTGGTGGTATATTTGCATTTAAATATGCCATAATCAATCATAAATATCTCCCCATGTTTCACCGCTTTCGTAATCTACTTTGTTAGGGATTGCCAAAGTAACGGCGCTTTCCATTATTTCAACAATCTTTTTTGCATGATTGTCATCTATAACAGAAATATCTAATTCATCATGTATTTGTATATGTGGAATAATTCCTTCATTATATAAATCTAACATTGCTTTCTTAGTCATATCAGCTGCTGATCCTTGAATCAATTTATTTAAAGCTTTGTAAGTCATTGCTCTTCTAATTCTTCCACGTCCATAAGTTCTTTCAGCTTCTTCAAATGACATTGCAGTATGCATACCAAATGTTGCTGGTTCCCATTTATTAAATCTACAACGACGACCAAGTAAAGTTCCAATTGATCCTGAAGTTTGTGCAAACTGAGATGTCTTATTCATTAATTCTTTTACAAATGGAACGTTGTTATGATATTGATTAAACAATAATTCAGCTTCTTCTTTTGTATTTAATCCAAGTTCAGCTTGTAATTTTGCTTTTCCCATTCCATAAAATAATCCAAGATTAATTGTTTTAGCTTGAGTTCTAGATATACCTGCCATATCAGCAACTGTTTTATGAAAGTCTACTGAATTGTTTTTAAATTCATTTACAATTTTTGTAACTGATTCATCAAAACAAATTGGTTCTGTTGTTGCTGCATAATGCACAACTAGTCTTGGTTCTTGTTGTGAATAGTCAAAACATCCCCACTTATGTCCCTCTTCTGGTAAAAATAATGATCTAATCATAGGTCCTAGTTCCTTGTTTCTTGCTGGTATCTGCTGGAGATTAGGATTAGCATAAGAGAATCTACCGGTAACAGTTCCACCTTGATCTGATCTTATTGGATTGATGTCAGCATGTATTCTTCCTTTGTAATTAAATTTTAAAATTGTGTCTATAAAAGTTGTATGAGCTTTATTAATTTCCCTTGCTTTAGCAATCATTTGGACTATAGGGTGTTTGTGTTCTTGTAAAAAATTTTTAGTGAAAGATGGTGCAGATGATTTCTCAGTTCTTTCGTAACTTAATTTTAATTTATCAAAAATTTCTGCAATGCTTCTTGCTGCCCAAATCTGCGCTTCTATCCCTGTTTCTTGTTTTACTTTTAATAATAATTCATTCTCTTGTTTTACTAATTGTAGTTTCAATTGTTGTGCTTTATCTGTATCAATTCTTACACCTTTAAATTTCATATCAATTAAACATGGGAACAATTGTGTTTCTAAATCAAATACGTTTTGTAGATTTTGTTTTTGTATCTCGCGTGATAAAACTTTAAATAATTCTAATGTTAACTTTGCATCTTTCTCTGCATAATTACCTACATACATTGCAGGAAGTTTATACATTTCAGATTTAGGATCTATTCCCCAAGACTGAGCTGCTTCTGTTAAAGCTTTTTCATCTTTAACTTCTCCTAAAAATTCAAATGAAATACTATTTAATGTATAAGCTAATCTATTTTCATCAATTAATGATGCCATAACCATTGTATCTACAATGTGTCCATTGATTTGGACTCCCGCCGCTCGAAGCCAGCACACGTCATACATTGCATTGTGAAATATTTTTACATTATCATTTGCACAAACTTGTTTAATCCAATTTAAAACTTTATCTTTATCTAAATTACCACCACCTTCATGAGCAATTGGATAATATGCTGACCATCCTTCAACAGCTACAGCAATACCAACAATATTACCATTACCAATAATTGCACCAGATCCTCTTGATTTAAGATCTGGATCTTTAGTTTCTAAATCTATTGCAATATATTTATATCCTTTTAAATCAGGATAATTTTCTGGACAAATCCATTCTTTCTGAGCTTCAAACATTTATGCTAATACCATAATTAAAAAACAATATACACATATTACTGTTATTAATCCTAAATCAAACACTGCAATCTTTCTACCTCTCATTGATTGTAATCTCTTTCTACAATCATTTGTATGTAATGAATTGCTTTTAATAAATCTTGCTTTCCACCTTTGTCTTGATGTCTGCAAATATATTTAATTGCATTACCTTCTGCAAACAGTATCTTATTTTCATTTATAAATCTAGAAGGTTGTATTTTATATTTTTTATAATGTGAACCTCCTACTTGTCTAAAAAACGCTTTGTTCATAGTATTGGATCTCCTGGTATATAGTTATAATAATCATCTATATCTGGTTGCATGATATAAAGATTTTCTTTTGCTCTTGTTACACCCACAAAAAACAATCTGTGTTCTGGATCAGGATTTCTTAATGCTGCGTCATGTATAATCTTTTCCATTCCTGTATATAAGACTACATTTTCGCATTCTTCACCTTTTACACCATGTATTGTGGATACTTTAATTCTTGCAGGTTTAAATAAATCATCACCACTATTTAATAATGATTTAATATATAATTTTGTATCTTCTTTAAAATTTAATTGCTCCCAGCTTCCCGTCACTCGTAACCCGTGATTAAGCATAAGATCATCTATATCTACATAATCTACAGCATCTAATGACTTGCCACTAGAAAATCCATATTCAACATGTTTCATATTAAAATTTAAAACTTTATAAACTGCTTTTGCTTCTTCAGCGCCAACAGTTGCACCTTCATTTAATCTATTCCATACTTGATAGGCCTCCAATAATTCTTTAGATAAAACTGTATTCGTTTTACTATCAAATCTTAAATTTAAAGTAGTTAAATGAGCTTTAATTGGATTTAACATTTGATTAGTTCTAGCTATAATCATCCATTCTC